CCCAAAATCACTCCTTTATAGTCCAAAAAATCCTAAATTAGCTCCAGCCGCTCCTGTTGCATTTGCTCCAGTTAATGCGCCCCCAAGACCACTATATAAACTTTGTAAGAAAGGATTACTTGTTTGACTACCACGGGATGAAGACCCTGCCAAAGCACCGCTCTGTTGACCTAAAACTTGATTATTGGTAGCTGCATTTCCTACATTTTGATATGCCGAACCAGATGCCAAATTAAGAAGTTGAGATAAGTTCTGTACATTGAACTGAGCATTTTGATTCAAAGTATTAGCGTAGGCATTAGCCCCTGCTTGTTGGTAAGAACCGCTATCTAGTCCACCTGCCGCATTAAATTGAGGAGCAAGGGCTTGTAGGCCTAATTGTGCCATATTTTGTGATTGACCCTGAGATATGCCCTGTGGCAAGGTATTTAGATACCCTGGGAGACTCTTACCCTGTAATAATGAGCTTTGAAGACCTTGGGCAGAAAGCGTATTTCCTATCTGACCTGGAAGAGAGGCGTTTGATAGTTGAAGTTCATTCCCCATCAATGCCGTTTCAGTTGGAGTTGGAGTGTAATTTGTGTTCTGATTACTTGTCGTTGAAATTCCCATATAAAGCTCCTGTAAATAATTTGCTATTTAATTGACTTTTCTTAAATACCTTAGTCGGCCTAGTTCCTTTGCGTAAAGCAAAACCACAATAGTATTCGCAATCACTATTGTTCTTAAAAAACTCTATCTCCATACTCTTAAATATTAATCCTCTTCGGTAATCAGAATTAATCCAAATATTGGCTAAGAAACAAATTTCTCCATCGGTAGTATTCTCTTCTAAGGTAAAAAATGGAGCCTTACATACTAATCTTCCTAACTGTTCAAAATTTATTTTCCAAGACTCTACATATCCTAATAATTCATTCTCATAGACTATGGATATGATATTCCCACGGTCAATCATTTTTCCAAAATAATCTATAGCATCTTTCTCCGGCATAAAAAATTCTTGCCAAGGTTGTTGCGTTAGGTAACATTTTGTTAGAAGTTTAGTTATCATGTCTTCATTATATAAGCTAAAGCGTAGTAAACTGCCACGTTAACTGAACCCGTGCCAAATGAAACGCTAACTGTTCCTGTAGAACCTGAAGAAATTACTCCTCCAACGGCTGCTGTACCATTAGTACCTGTGGCATGAACCGTAATTCCTACTGATGTTGAAGGTAATTGACCACTACCACTTTGTGTAGCAGAACCTGTAACAGTTGTATTTGCAACTCCAGTAACGTCGGCATCAGCACAAACTATAAATTGATTTCTTAAGTCTGGAGAACCACTACTACCATTACATAATATCCAACCAGAAGGAATAGAGGCTATAGAACCACTCCACATAATAATACCACCAGAAGGAATATACGCCCCAACTGCTGGTAAGTTAGCAGAAGGTATGATTCCGGCCCCAGGTGAAATTGTACTTAATGAGGCAAGTTTACTCCCAACAATTCCAGCACTAGAATTAATATCAGCATTGACAATATTTCCGCCAAGACTTAAATTTGCATATGTAATACCTGCTGAACCAGTAAGATTAGTATTATCTATTTTGCCGTTTACAATATTTGATATTGTTCCAAAATTGGAATTATGCTGACTAGCTATAATTACCGCACCAGCAGAGAATACAAATGGTATATTTATAAAACTCATACTATGACCCCAATGAAATTACAGATTGAATTGTTGTTGAAAAAGAACCTGTTCCCAATACTTTCCAATAGTCCCCTTTTCTACAAACACAAGTCATTGACCATGTGCCATTTCCTCCACCACTTCCTATTGAATTACGGACGGTTGTAGGGTTAGAACTTGAATCTGAATAGTATGTGGATGTCCCATTAACATTACCACCTGTAATAAATATAATAATGTCTGTGGAAGCTTGATAAATTGTCTCAGACACAAAAGAGCTTAAGCTCCATGCTCCAAGTATTCCTGTAACAGAAGAATTTCCTATATTAGTTAAATTAATTCCACTTACCACAGGTAATTGACTAGAAGAATTTAGAACAACAGCACCATTAGCTGCATTAGCATTTGACGATGACCCAGTACCACCATTAGAAGTTCCAATTATAGTAGTAGATAATAAGTCAGTAGATTTAATAGAATTAACTAATTGTAATTTAGAATACTCAATAGCTGCTCCAGCAGCTACGTTAGAGTCAGTAATATTCCCATTATAATCATTATAGATAGTAGCAAAGTTGCTATTATGCTGAGAAGCGATAATTGTATTTCCAGCACTAAAAACATTAGGAATAACTATGATAGCCATTTATCACGCCTTAAAATTTGGAGTATGTTGATAGTCATTAAACGTAGAATATAGGTCTTCTAATTCTTGTCTCTTTTCTGGTGTGAAGTTTGGATACTTGTCTGGATTTAGAGTCATTATATCCATTTCTATCGTCCATCCGTTATTAACAGCTTCTAAAACGCTTGTCTTAGTATCAGGGTCACTAAAATCTATATATTCTTTACAAGGCTTACAAACTGATATTGACATCATAGAACCAGTATTTAATTTTAACCATACTTCATCCTTATCGGAATCAAAAGCTGCTTCTTGTTTCCCATTAATAATAATATTCTTTAAGAGATATTTACCACACATGATACAGTATCCAAATTTGTCTATATTTTGTGCTTTAGCCATAGTTACCTCAATAAGAATAATAAAAATGTTACGCTTACATGACTACATTTGAGACTAATTGTTGTTGATGTCCATGGTGTTCCTGTTTTTGGCCCTTGATATAAAACACCATCTTTATCTTGCCATAAACTAAAATATCCTATAGGTATTGCTCCCATGTTATGAGTAAACGTAGATTCTGAATTAGCTGACCCATTCGTTGTAATCTGTAACCATTGTCCCGATATATTTTCTCCAGGGTTTCCACTTATTCCTCCTCCAAATCTTGTTTTACCTTGTAAGCATTGAAAAAGATTGTTTAAATCAGAATTAAGATTGTAAATAACTCCTGGTAAATTTTGTTGAGTTACTGCTTGTTGTGTAGACAATTTTGTAACTATCATTCGTTAGTCTCAACATTAACAAATTCTCCCATGCCATCAATCTGAAATGTTTCTCCCATATTAGAATTTGCAAAATAAAATTGCACGACCCTCCCACGACCATTCAAATCTTGTCTTTGATTTAATCCTCCAGCCCCAGCGTATGTAGCATAGTCCCAAATAGCCGTGCCATATACTGCTGTTCCATTGGCAAGGGAGAAGGTGTATAGATATTGACTGGATAAATTAAAATCATACGCATATCCAAAAGTAATCACAGCATTACTAGATTGATAATAAATAACCACGTTGGGGGTTGCCTTTTTAAGCATTGCATCCCCATAGGTCTTCCAGTTTGTATAGTAAAAAGCATTAATAGCTGTAGGTATTCCTACTGGGAAATCATTGGTGGAAGAAGTATCCATTTGATATGTATATCCCTTATAATCTGCAAAATAAATTTGCTCTTCGAATCCTCCAACATAAACAGTCTTCATTGCAGAAGAATTTACGCCTTCATATACGCTAAAAGCATTTAAAACCCAGTCCCAAACAATTACAGTATCGTTTTGCGTAGTGGAAGAAGATGGTAGAGAACACATATATCTATTTTTTTGTCTTTGCTTTAAAGACCTTGCCTGTGATAGACGTGTAAGATTTAACCCATTAATTGTGTTTTGTATCTGAAGGCTCATCTTATAGGCACTATTCCCGTCGTAATAATAAAATCCATCAAAAGACAAGAATACAATACCGTTCTCTACCTCTTGAATACTATAAGGAGCAACGCATCCAACTGTAGGAGAATTTGATGTTTGTACAACAAATGGGAGAACTACATCTCCGGTGTAAAACATATTGTAAATAGAACGTTCCTTAAAAACTATTAATCTATCGGCAAGAGCATAAACTCCCGTAATCTTCTGTCCGTCTAACATTGATACTTCAATCCAATTAACTGCTGACCAAGTAGTATCATCTTGCAAATTAGACCAATAAATTCTTGTTGGGTAAGCCGTGGTTCCTATTGTTACGTTAGCTAAAAATATATAGTTATTCCATTGGGTAACAAATTTTGCAGATGTAATATTTGCGTTTAGAACTTCTAGACTAAAGTTTATTGTAGAATCTCCGGTTCCACCAGTTTTTGTTAAAGTCCCGAAAGTATTTGGAGCACCACTGCCTGTGGCTGTAATTGTCCCTGCAATACTTCCAGATGTTCCAGATAGAGATGTTCCAACAATTGTATAGGTAATACTATTATTCGTGTATGTAGCTCCAACAGTTGGTGCTACGGTTATACTATCGACGGTAAATGTATAGGAATTTGCTTGTAGTGCTGGTAACTTAGCAATATTTCCTGTCCCCGTCCACTTTAAAGGACTATCATTACCATTGGTCATATATACATTATTTAAAAAATTAGTAAAACTAAAAAAGTTACCTGCTGTAATGGTTGCTGTATCTGTAATATCTGACCATATGCCATCAAGACCTGGCATTGAGTACATTCTTCCATTTGTAGAATTTAATAAAAATGATGCGTACGAACCAGCAGAAAAATATTCATACCACCATAGACCGTCACATGGTGAACCAGTAACCGTGCTTCCGTTAAATGTAAAACTAGAATTAAAAGTGGCTACCGTATCATTAAATATTACTGGTGACGAAGAATCATAGGATAAGCTACCAAGAGGAGTTAAATTTAATTGCTCATATCCATTACGTTTTAATATTGACCCAAATTTATTAAAATCAATATTTTGTAAAGATGCAGATTCTGTATCTTTTAAAGATAGTGGGCCAGATGTAGAATTTAGCCCGCCGTTGAAGTTGCTATCAGTCCGTGGCTGTGAATAAAATGAGTATGGAAATAGACCTGCCATTAGCTATCCTTTATACTGATTGATAAAAAAGCTGTCCTAAAACTATCTTTGTTCCAGAATTTGTCCATGACGTATAAGTAGTTCCATATAAGCAGGTAACAGTTGAGGAATTATTTGGAAGATTACAGTTTCCTACAGACGCAATTCCGTTATCTTGGGTTTGAGTAATAGTGCTAAATATAGATGGATTAGTAGTTGCTGAAGCGTAAGGAACGGTAAATGTAGTAGACGTACTATTACTTGTTCCAGCAATATAAAAAGAAATAAATACAGTTTTACCAATTTTTTTAGTAAAAATACTTTTAGTTGTGAAAGAAGCCCATCCAACTATTGTAGAAGTTGCAGAATAATCTGCCCATATATTTGTATATAAATCGGCAGCTATAGTAACATTCCCACTCGCTGGTATTGCAATACTCTGATTTGGAGCCGTAGGGTCAACAGCAACTATACCGTGCATAGCTGCATGATTATCTTGGGCTAATGTATCTGTGGGATTAGGTATTACTATTGACATTTAATTCTCCTTTATACAGCCGATTGTGGCCCGAATTGTCCTTGACCGCCTACTTGGGCATAACGAAGACCACCCGTCCATGCGTTCCAATAATTACCCTTGGGAGCTTGTAATTTAGGATACCAGTCTATCTTATCTACATTAGTACGACGAAGTGTTGTAATTTCGTCCTTATACATCATAATAAAATTCTGTGAATCTTGCATCAATCCCTGCTCTGCTTTAATCTTTGCTGTAGCTAATAAAATAATAGCCTCATCAAATTCTTCTCCAAGTTCATGTACATCCCCAGCGTTTACCATTTTAAATGGTAATTTATAATATAAACAACGAATAGGAAATGCTAAATACGGAAGAGGATATAATTGAATCTTTGTATATAATGGGCCTGTAGTGGTATTTCCCATGGGTAACATACCAATATTAGTATACCCACTATCAGATGTTATTTTTATAGCCCCTGCCGTATTTGTATTTTTTGTTACAATATCAACACTTGTAAAAGATAGTGTTCCTGACACTGGAGTTGTACCGTTAAGATTAACTGTTTCTGTAGCTGGCATTAAATAACTTGTTCCATTACTAGAGTTTGTTATCGTAGTCTGACCAGCAACAGTAATACTAACACTAGAAGTATCAGCAGTGGATGTGGACACATAGGATAATATTCCAGGTTGTTTTGGTTGATTAATGGAAGCATCGCATCCCCACATACGATAACCAAGTGGGACGTTTACTAATACGTCTAATACGCCAGACATATAAAAATCTTGTGATGGAACATACGTCATCATCAATGGATATCCATACGCCCTATGCCAAAAGAAGGCCTCATGTCCTATTTGAATAGGAAGCGTATAGTATTCTAGTGGTAATATGCCATAGGTGACACCATTGGCTGTAACTCCAGTAAATGGCTGGTCTAAGGTAAGCGTGGTTTGAGAATTAACCTGTAAGATTCTATAATAAGTTGCAGAACCTCCAAGTGTTATGTATTGACCTATCTGAATATTATTAGTCAATAAAGTCGCTGTTGTTAATGTGACAGACGATGAATTGTTAATAACATTTGCAACTCCAACTTGATACGGCCCAACTGTGTTAAATGTTGTTTCTCTTCTTAGTTGTTTCCACCTAGCGGAACGAGCGACAGTCCACATAGCAGTATTAACAAGATTAGCAGCAGCCGTATTAAATTGTGTTCCAGACTCATCTCTGACTCCTCTTCTCAATACTTCTGATTGTAAATCGCTGAATGCAAAAGCCATTTAATTACCTCTATTAGAATTTAAAACTTATACTAAAAATATAAATATCCATCCTATGCGGCAGGAGCTGCATATGAGTTGTTTGCATTACCACTGAAATCACCTGTAGTAGAAGAACCTTGATTACCATTAGTTTGTCCTGTCTGATGAGCTAAAGCCCAAGCCCAAGAATTAAACAAAGCATTCTTAGCTAGAACTAAATCAGCAGCCAAATAAGCTGTTCCTTCGATAACAGCTAAGTCAACTCTTTGCTGAACATTAAGACCAGCAATTTTTGTTTCATCATTCCATAGCTGAATAACTTGCTCTTTAAATGCAGGGAAAAGAGCAGCTTCTTCTTCGCTTATAGCCTCTTTAAAGAATGACAATAAAAATGATATTGCTGTTCCTGCTTGAGCCTCTAAGCTAGCAATAATGGTCTTTAATCCTGAAAGTAATTCGTTCCACATATTATTTACCCCCTTCTTGTGTTGTTAAAAAATGTATCGTCCCAGCGCAAGTAGCTGTCAATATAGGAACTAAGGCCTGTACTACTACTCCTGCAATATATCCTTGTGGATGATAATTTGTAATTGCCTGTGCTATAGCTCCTATAATACATACCCCAAGGCCACATAAAGCTACCATTACTGCGTGTGCTATTGATTTTTTAAACATATTAATCCTCCTATTTACTATTTATTCTTAGTATTAATTCAAGCATACCTAATGCTCCGAATCCACCCCATAATGTTCTATTGATAAAATCAAACTTCTTTTCATCTTGTAACTTATGAATATCTAATTCAGTTTTTGTTTCCCTTAAGGTATCCACAATAGTCTCATTCATAACAAGCATTCTTGTTATATGGTCATGGTCTCCAGCATTTATTCTTCTCTCCGTAGTTCCATCCCATTTTTTATCTAAAGGCATAAAATTTTCCTTAAATATTATTTCTAATTACACTCTGAACTGTCTCAAGATTCAAAGCGTTAGCTTGAGCTAATTGATTTAATATAATATCAAACGCTGGTTCAGATACAGTAGCTTGAGAAGTAGCTCCCTGCGCCACCCAAGAACCGCTATTATCGTAATATCCAAATTCTGAACTTATAGAGGCTGTTTTAGATACAAAATTAACATTAATGGAATCTGTTTTGGTAGTCATACTCTGCGCTAATGCTATCCCGCTGATTGCCGCTAATCCTATTGCTATCCCTGAAATTATTTTTTTCATACCTCTCCTTTTTATACCCCCATAGTTAAATTAGGTGTTCTGATTACCACCTGTGCCGCTGTGCGATTAAAAATGTTTGAAGTTCTTATCAAATTTCCACCATTGTAATTTATTAAACTTCTTCCTAAAGCAGCTATGTCAGTGAAGTTTACGCCTCCGTTTACATAAGCATTATTTACATTTGTTCCTGTATAACTTATAGAAGATGATGCCGAAGATGTGCTAGACTGTACGTTTATTTGAACCCCTGAAATTTGAACAAGATTAAGCGCGCTTGTTACGTTTAAGGTCTGACCAGATACGAAAGTTATTGTTGTGTTAGCGGAAGGAAAACTGGTGAACGTAGAGGCGTTGATTGCAAAATTTCCAGAAAAAGTTGTATTGGAATTAACTAATAAAGTCCCCAAAACATTCAATGGGCTTGTAATGGTAATAGTGTTGGTAACTAATGGAGTTATATTTGGCCAAAAATAACCATTGGAATTAATAGTACAACTGGCTTCAATATTTAAAATAGAGTTAGTGGGTAAACTTCCAGATGAATAACTGAGGGTGCCTGTACCATAAGAGATTGTTCCAGTAGATATAGTTCCCGCTATAGTCAAACTATTCTGTGGATAATCTCCCACTGCATTTTCTGACCATGTTCCGCCAGTAAGAATAAATACGGCTGTTCCACCTCCTCCTAGAGCTTGCATAAACAAACCACCCGCACAAGTTAAAGAATCTCCTGAAATATTTTGATTTATAATAACGCCAGATGGGCCGTATGAAACTAGACCAGTATTTGTCCAAGTAGAGCCGCCATTAGACATGACATAAGTTCCCGCTGATTGAAACTCTGTTTGGCAAGGCCAAGTCACTCCGTTTGATGTTAATGTTTCTCCTCCCTGTAAAGACATAGCGCAAGAAGCAGGATTTCCAGTTATTGTGCCCCCCAGAGAAACAGTGCCTCCACTAAATTGAATAATCTGAGTTCCCATAGCTAATGTTCCGTTGTATCCGGTCATTGTTAATGAGTTCATAGTGCTAACGGTTGCGGCCACAGTAACATTTCCAGATGCAGAATTAAGTATTTCTGAATCACCACCTATAGGAGTTCCAGTAGCCCCCGTACATCCTACCTGGTCACCTATAACACTTGTCCAATTGGTAGATGCCCAATTAGCATTTGCGCTACAGAAATACCATGTGGTTGCACAATGACCAATTGTAGGAATTAAAAATAATGATATTGTTAATAATATTTTTTTAATCATTAGATTGGCATAGCCGTATTAATATTAGGTAAAAAGTTGTTTGGGCCTATATTGTATATATTCACAGTTCTTAGTTGTACTCCAGCTCTTTGGTTATACAGCCTTTGTGCCCCTGCCGTAACGTCTGTAAAATTAACATTCCCTATATCTTGGTTAGCCTTTACTCCATAATAAGAAATGTAGGTCGGAGAAGATACAGTTCCGCTTTTTACTGTGATATTACCATTGCCAACAATACTTATAGCATTTGTGACATTAAGACGTTGTTTAGCAGCTAAAGAAATAGTTATGGTGGCTGTACTGGCTACTGTAAAATTTGAAGTTGTTATATCATCTGCCCCCGAAAATGTTGTTTGTGCTTGCAAAAGAATTTTTCCAGATGCAACTAGATTAGAGACTAAATTTAAAATCATTGTAGTTGTCGGGCCAGTGATATTATTCCAAACCATACCATTCGTCGATATGGTTGATGTTCCGGTTAAATTTAAAGTAGAACCTGTCGTGATAGGAGTCCCTGAAATATACTGAATTTCTCCTGTTTTATAATACACGTTCCCACTAACCGTAACATTCCCTGCAAAGTTAAGACTATTTGACACGGAAGCATTTGCGCTAGAAGACCACGTGCCTCCACCAAGGATAATCGTTGCTAAAGACCCTGAGGTACCCGTAGCACTGGTCATAGTCAACCCACCGTTTGTGGTATATGTTTCTGCGCTTGTTACTATAAGATTTGAAGCTGCTGCGAAAGTTGTTAATCCCGATGTAATCCAATTACCGTTCAAGGTTGCATTTGTCGCATTGTTAAATCTGAATGCTCCAGGCCAAGTAAATCCTCCAGATATGAAAGTTACGGCTCCATTTTGCTCAATAGTTGGAAATGTTCCGGTAGCTGTTGATAGAAGCGTAATATTTCCAGTAGTAACAATAAATCCGCTAGTATTGGTCATTGCTCCACCAATTTTGGAAGCTGCTGTTAAGGTTAAATTCTGTGTTCCAAAGGCTAGAGTTCCTGTATATCCTGTCTCATCTATAGTAGCTGCTGCCGCAGCAGCAGCGATTGTAATGTTACCTGATGTAGCATTTAGTGTAGCTGTATCACCAGCAATAGGATGTCCCGTAGCCCCAGTACACCCAACCTGGTCTCCTATAATAGATGTCCATACTGCGGATGCCCAGTTACCACCACCAGAGCAAGCATACCAGGTTGTAGCATAAGCTGGAGAGCAAACAAAAAATAGTACTATTGTTAATGATATTTTTTTCATTAGAAATTAAACACTGCTGCATCTACTAGAACAGCACCGTTAGTTAAAGCTGTAGCATAGGTACATTGAATTAAATCACCATTGTGAACATCAATATAAGTATTCTGATTATTATCTTGAGATAGTCCAGGATAAACCGCTGCTGATTTCATATCCACAGGAGCTATAACTCCTGTTTGGTGAGGAACACTAGATTGCCATTGTTGTATAACAGTACCTCCTGCTGTTTTATATTGACATGTTACGACATGGTCAGTAGTCGTATCAGTATTAGATGCTGTGAGCTTCATAATCCTACTATTTTGACCACCTGTCGTTTCAGAAGTATAAATAGTCTGATACGTACCTGGATTAGCTGAAAAGTTTATACCGCCATGGTCAAAACTTGCTACGAATATATTTACATTAGAAAATGTCGGAGAAGTTGCCCAAGCCGGATAAATTAAATTATTTAAAATAAAAAAAGTTAATACAATGATAGACAAAAATCTTTTCACACACCACCCCCATCATTTGCTGCTGCAATTGCCAATAAAGTTTGAGTATATGCCTTCTGTGCTACAGTTACCGAACCAGTATTTGGTGTTATCGTAGGGTCATATATTCCCCCAACAGAAGTAACGGTAGTGACTATATTAGATGGATTTAATGTAAATTGTGTATACGTTAAAGGTGATGTTCCAACCATTGAAATCTGTGATGTTAATATCCAAGATGTAGAACCATTAACCGTACCATTTATGATAGGAATTGCTCCAGTATTATTCATATCAGACGGTTGGTCATAGTCTAAAGCTCTTGTAAAAATTGGAGGCAACAAAGATGTCTGTATCTGTGTCACATAGTATATTCCATTAAATGCTCCTGATGGAGTCTGAGTATCATTCTTAACCAATAACCTTTGTCCAGGAGTTGTGAATGTGTACCCATCAATAGTCACAGCGGTATTAGTGCTTCCAGTAAACGTAGCCCCCACACCGTTTACACCGTTATTGTATGTAAATCCAAAGGTATCTGAGGCAGATGTAGTGCCCGCTTGAACAGCTACGGCAGGGTTTACTCCTGCTATAGCGTTATTAACTGCGGTTGTAACGTAAGCTGTTGTAGATATTTTTGTTGAATTATCGCTAGAAGACTGAGTTGTAGCCGTTGTTCCATTTGGTAATGCTGGCGTTCCTGAAAGATTAGAAGCTGTTCCGCTAGTATTATTAGATATGGTTGCAGAGCTATTATCAATAAGTTGACTGCTGCTATTGGTTCCTATCACCGTAGCAGAGGCAGGTATTGCACCGCCATTGACCTTTACAGTTGAAGTCGTAATAGCTGTCGTGCCTGACCCTGTTGTATCACCTGAAAGTGTTATTGTTTGGTTGCCAGTTAAATAACTTTGATTTAATGCTGCCGTAACTAAACCTTTGGCGTTTACTGTTATCCCCTGGAAAGTTCCTATGTTACTATTTACTGTGGATAAAGTAATAACTTGAGAGCCACTACCAGATGCCGAAGCATCTCCAGTAAGTGCTGTTAAAGCTGGTACTGTACCAGATAAGTCAGTATAATTTGGCTGTGTTGCAGATGGAACGCCGCTTGTAGATATTGCGTTAATCCACTGATGAGATGTTGATGCAAGACTTTCTATTCCACCCAATGTTGTAGCAGAAGGATTTGGTAAATCCGCACCAACAATAGCCCTGAAAGTTGGCGTGGCAGATGACCCTGAAGATGGTCCTCCCAAGAATAGATTTTTTGTTTGAGTTAATAGTACAGGGACTAAAGTTCCTGATGTCGTAATCGGACTCCCCGTAACGGAGATATTAAAAATAACACCATCCCCTGTCATTGATACAGATGTAACTGTTCCTGAACCTCCACCTCCACAATTAGTATTGATATCAGAAGGAACGCAAACAGCCGTAGGAATATTAGTATACGCATTCCTTACAGGTACAGTTGCATTAGCATTAGGAATAAGATAGTGCTGCTCTATCATTCCAAATATCCCCAAAAGAAGAATAATTTGGAGACCATGCCGTAGATAATGTGTTTCCACTTCCATCATAAGTAATTTTCTGAATAGACCAAAGTGGTAAAGATATTAGACTTCCTGGTATTGCATACCCAACATAAATTGGTTGATTTCCACCAACATAATCTTGTTGAATGCTTAACGGAAAATTATAAGTTCCAACGGGATGACTAATGCTACTTAATAATTGACCATTAAAATTATTATTAGTAACCATTATGCGTTTGGAGCGTCACCAAAACCGCCATACCTATCAGGAGACCTATCTCCACCACTTTTAGCTGTATTTATTCCTCCTCCAAGTTTTTTAATTTCTGACATCCTTGGGGGTAAATCATGCACGTTTACACTTTGTGATTTCTTTTCAAATTCTTCTTTTCTTTTTTTCTCATCATATCCAAGAAATTTTAAATAATCTTCTACGGTATTAAATCCCATAGATTGACGAGCATTTGCAAATTGCTTCATAAATTCATCATTTGTCCTGAAATCTTCTCCGAACGTAACCTTGCCTTCCATCTCTTTCATTCTATCAGCAGAAGGCTTACCATTTTCTTCCCACCATTGAAATAATGCGGCACGGTCAGCCCCTTCATAGATGTAATCACCCATAGGAGGAATAGCTACTTTAAATTTCTTTCCTTCGGTATCTGACATTTCTTTATAAATTGTCTTATCAGATAAATTCTTTAAAGCTACTCTCTCTTTTGCTGGATGTAAAATACCTCGTTCATTACTTACCCATGTTGGCATTACGTTCTCCTTTGTAATTGACTCCTATGTTTCAGGTTGGTCTTGATTACTATTAAAATTTACTTCCTTTACAAGTAATAACAGCATTTGAAATATTAGAGTCCACGGTCACATACGCACCTGCTGGAAAAGTTATTCCCCATATTCCAAAATCAAAATCAATACCTTTGCTAGTTGTTCCTGTAGCATTAATCTGCTGCGTTCCACCAGAACCATTAGCTATAGTCAAAACTGTTCCACCACCACTGCCAGAAATTAAATGGATATGGAATATTGTCGTCTCTGGATATTCAATAGTATTGGTAGTCTTATTTGTTCTTTGTATAAGGTATCCCGTAGTGCTTATATTAATTGACCCTACTGTTTCACCGAGCATATTGAATCTCCCAATTGGCTGTATATAAAATTAATCATTTGTTTATCTGTGCTAACTCCATCTTCCAATCTTTTCTGTAATACGTTTTCTTCTGTTATATCTCCATGCGCTAAACAATGTTGAAAACATCCAACTGGTTTGATACCAGTATATGATAATCTTTCGCAAAATTCTCCGTCGGTAGCCCATTCTCTTATGCCATCAGTAAATTCTCTAAAATATGGTTTTTGTAAATTATTAAATAAATCTTTTCTTATCAAGGTCATTGGAAAACCTGTCACGTCACACTCCATATATCCATGACCATCTTCGATACCAACATACAAACCATTATCTAATTTTTTTAATAAAGCGCACATATAAGGATAATGTCTTATGTACGATTTAATAGTAGCCATACAAGAGTTTGCTTTTATTAAACACTCTAACATTTCTGGGGTATGTCCCCAGTGGTCATCATCCATAAATAATAAGTAGTCCCAATTTCCAGATAATAATTTTTGGGCTGCTTCATTTTGAATGTCTACTAATTTTCTATCTTTGACAAAGAACGTAAGAACTAAATGCTTTTCTCTTATCTTGTTTATAAAATTATCAAAAGACTCTAGGAATGGTTTATATTCTCTTGTGCTAGGTACGCATACGATAATATTTGCCACTCCTAGAGTCCTCCGATTAATTATTCAAGGTCGATATTGATTGCCCCGAACCCACCGCTAGTACCATTAGCTAGTACTGAGTAGCCAATCGCAGGGAACAACTGAGTTCCACCACCAGCAGTCGTTGTTACGTTTCCGTATAAAGAATACGCACCAGCAGTTACCTTAGAAAGCGTAATAGGAGCACCGCTAGGAATAGCAACTGTGGCATCTTCTACACATCCAACTTCACCTTTGGTTTGTACAAAACCAAAGAAGTTGTTAGATGTGGAGTTTCCGCCAGGATTTCCAAGCACAACACCGCAAACAACATAATTGTTTCCAGCACCAGATTGAGCCACAACTAAATCATTATATTTAGAAGGAGCAATAATGATTGAGCTATTAGGACTCAAGTTTGCTTGTAAAGGCTGAACGGTTTGGATATCAATAGCCCCAGATGCTAAAGTCCCCGTAGCAGTGTTAAAACGAATATCATAGGTATAACCAGAGCCACTCTTTGCAGCGATAATGATTTTTCCACCTTGATATTGGTTGACTGTTACGCTTGCCAATGTCAATTGAATATGATGGCTTCCAATTGTATTGGGAAGAATAGGGTATTCAGCCTGAATTGTAACAGTGGTTGTTACAGGAGCAGTCGTTGTGATTGACTTAGTAATATTGCTTAAGTTAGGCCCAACTAACTGACCCTGCGTGGCAGTAGCGTCAAAAGAGCTATAACGATAAACCTCGCCACCAGCCCCTAAAACTCCCTGACCAACAGGATACTTCTGAGTAACGTCACAAGCAAAAATGTTAATATCTGCTGCAACTAACATATTACCTGCGATAGCCTTGCTGAATCTCTGTAGTGATGGTAAAGACATTTGAAACTCCTTTTTTAAACCCGTAGGCTGCCCTGCAAGCAGGTTAGAGCCTACGGGGTAATTCCTTTTATGTTCTCATCAGTACCATTAAATCAATAGAACCTTGATTTGCTGATACAATTGTTATTAGACCTGTAGTATTGCTATAGGTAGCATCTCCACCATTAGATGTTCCTGCTGAGGTAGAATTTCCTGTTACCCAAGCGTTTACAAATGGTGCTCCTACGCCTATAGAAAACGTATCGCTTGTGCTTCCTGTAGTAAGAGGAATAATCATTAATTTTAAAGAACCTAATGATTCCACTTGAACATAACTTCCAGCAGCTACTGTTAAAAGTGCCATAGTGTCATCTCCTTTTATATTAAGTAATGCTTGTCATCTGGAAATGACGACGACGGTTATCTGTCCATAACTGACCACGCCAAAGAACATAGGCGACACGCACGGTCTGAATCACAGGTTGCATGAAATCAGTCGTAACTAAGTCAGTCATGCTATCAACACTCAGGTGGATATAGTTCATATTCAAACCATACATATTACCTGAGTTGATATAGTTACCATAAATAACAGGTTTACCTTTGAATGCTAAATTAGTAAATCCAGCATTAGCAGAGGTTGTCCCATTAGCAATACGTTCCAACGGAAGACGAGTCTGTTCAAACTTCTGAAAGATTGTCTTGGTTGTAAGATAATGCGT